TCACGGCATTTACTCTGGCAATCTTGTCGTTACCTCTTGTCGGTGTGAACTCCGTGACAGGTATACCCATAGCACGAAGTTCAAACACAAGCGGCGCACCTGATGCCTTTGCCTCAATAATCATCTGATCTGGTTCCCACTCCATGTATTTGTCATACGCTGCTCGTTTTAATTCTGGAAACTCCAGTTTTGCCTTAAACGAATCAAGCAGTATCAAATGTGTCTTTTCTATCCCTGTGTTGTCGTCAGGATGGTAAAACACACCCCAAGTGGTACACGCACTATAGTCACTACGTTCTGTTTTCAAAAACGCTGTATCCCACGACTGTATTATCGCCTCACAGGGGGGTGGGTTATTGCTATCCCACAATCGCCACCATTCTCGTTTTATTAACGCACCCTCTTCGGATGTAGGATTTTGCTGATACTGAGCATTCCATTTGGCAACTGGCAGTTCAGCTTTTAGACTTTCCAACTCCTCTAACTTCCAGAACTCTCCCCACAGTGCCTTTCCTGAAGGCATAATCGCAGGCAACTCAATAACTTCCCAATCGTCAATCCCTGACTTGTTCTCCATACTTTTTAGTATCTGACCTGTTAAATCCCTCTTGGCCCATCGTGTCATCACCAAGATAATCGCTCCACCTGGTTGCAGTCTTTGCCGTGGCCCTGATGTATACCACTCATACACCTTGTCATACACCTCTGGGTTATACTGCCCCAACTGTGCGTCCTGTTCGGAGTGGGGATCATCAATCACCAAAACATCAGCACCCTTACCAGTTACAGCACCACCAACACCAATCGCAAAATATTCACCACCCTTATTCGTACTCCAACGGCCCGCTGCCTTACTATCAGCCGATAAAGTGATGCCTTTGAATATCTTTTGATAATCTGGTGACTGTATCAGGTTTCGCACCTTCCTTCCAAAACCCACGGCTAACTCAGCCGTATGTGCCGTCTGAATAATTTTTTTATCTGGGTATTGCCCAAGAAACCACGCAGGGAACAAGTAAGAGGCAAACTCCGACTTGGTATGGCGTGGGGGCATATTAATGATCAATCTCTTTAATTCCCCTCGTGCCACTCTCTCAAATGCCTCAGACATAATCTTGTGGTGCGACCCACCAATAAAGGCCGACCACATCATATGGACAAAAGGCAG